ACTACTTTGGTCTCATCCACCTTATCGGCGGACACTCTAAGGCAGCTACATCTCTTCTTAGGCAGCTTATCGACGCAGGAACCCTCAGCAACCTTCCGGGCGGCCTCAAGTCACGCGGGCTTAGAATTAAGGGAGACGATACGCCTATTGCTCCGGGAGAATTCCGCGACGTAGATATCCCATCGGGGGCGATCCGCGACAACATTTTGCCTCTCCCGTACAAGGAACCCTCGCAGACTTTGGCCCAGTTGATGGACCGAGTGGTCGAGGAAGGACGCCGCTTTGCTGCGGTGTCGGATCTGAAGATCTCCGATATGTCTTCGCAGGCTCCGGTGGGTACGACACTCGCCGTGTTGGAGCGTGTGTTGAAGGTGATGTCGGCTGTGCAGGCTCGCGTGTATTACACGATGAAGCAGGAGTTCAAACTCCTCGCCGGAATTATTCGGGACTACACCCCGGAAGAGTACAGCTACGAGCCAGAAATTGGCGACAGCCGGGCCAAGAAAGCAGACTACGATAACGTCGATGTCTTGCCGGTGTCCGACCCGAATGCGGCAACCATGTCGCAGAAGGTTGTTCAGTATCAGGCTGTTCTGCAACTTAGTCAGTCAGCCCCGCAGATCTACGACATGCCGTATCTGCACCGTCAGATGATTGAGACTTTGGGCGTCAAGAACGCGGCCAAGATTATCCCGGTACAAGAAGAATTGCGGCCAATCGACCCGATTAGTGAAAACATGGGGTTCCTGACTGGTAAGCCGACCATGGCGTTTATGCATCAGGACCACGATGCTCACTTGCAGACGCACACAGCGTTTATACAAGACCCGATGATTATGCAGACGGTTGGGCAAAACCCAATGGCACAGCAGATTATGGGGGCTATTCAGGCGCACATTATGGAACACACGGCGTTTAAGTACCGCCGCGAGATTGAGAAGCAGTTAGGTGCATCGTTGCCCCCGCCGCCTGCCGAAGGGGGCGAGAACGAGTTGCCGCCTCAAGTTGAAGTTGAACTGTCCCGCCTTGCAGCGGAAGCGGCAGCGCAGCTTCTCCAGAAAGATACTCAGGAGGCTCAAGCTCAAAAGGCTCAGCAGCAGATGCAGGATCCGCTCGTGCAGATGCAGCAGATGGACCTCCAAATTAAGCAAATGCAGGCCCAGACTAAGGCCCAGCAGGTGCAGATCGACGCACAACTCAAGCAGGCTGAGTTGCAGCGCAAACAGCAGAAAGATCTTATCGACGCTGCTGCCAGAGAAGATGAACTGCGTCTCCGACAAGCGGAGGTCGCTGCAAGAACTGAACTCGACGCTGCCCGTCTCGGTGTGGACATTGAGAAGCACAAGACGGACGTTGAGGTACAGAAGATGGTTGAGGGGGCGAAGCTTCGGCTTACTGCTGCCCGAGGCCAACAACCGGAGATATCACCGCAACAGGAGTAATACATGGTATATGGCAACGCTCTTCAATACTTGGACTCAAAACTCCAAGAGGAGCGCACGTTGATTATTGAAGCCCTAATTCAAGGCAAATTGGATGAGGGTGAATACAAAAGGCTTTGCGGAGCGTTACAGGGTCTCGACCTCGCAAAGAACCACATTAAAGACCTTGCAAAACGCTTGGAGCGCGACGATGAGTAATATTGATGTTGAGAAGACACAGGAAGAAGCGAAGAAGGCTTCACAACTTCCGGGCCCTAAAGGGTATCGAATCCTCTGTGCGGTTCCGCACGTTGAAGAGGAATACGAAGGCGGAATTATCAAGGCTGAGGACACCAAACGAACCGAGGAACTGACTACGGTTGTCTTGTTCGTTGTCTCAATGGGCGACCTTTGCTACACCGATAAGGACCGCTTTCCGACTGGACCTTGGTGTAAGGAGGGTGACTTTGTGTTGACCCGCCCCTATGCCGGTACCCGACTGGTCATCCACGGACGTGAGTTCCGCATTATTAACGACGATACGGTTGAAGCGGTGGTTGATGATCCCCGTGGTATTCGTCGCGTTTAAGGAGTAAATCATGACTGAAGAATTTAAGTTTCCCCACGAAACCGAGGCTTCCGACAAGCCTGAACAGGTGGTCGAGGACGCCCTTGAGATTCAGATTGAGGACGATACCCCACCTGAAGACCGGGGCCGTAAGCCCCTCCCTAAAGAAGTTGTAGAGGAACTGGACAAGGACGACCTTGAGGATTATTCCGAGAAGGTCAAGAAGCGCCTTTCCCAGATGAAGAAGGTGTGGCACGACGAGCGTCGTGAGAAGGAGCGGGCCTTTCGGGAACGGGAAGAAGCCCTCCGGTTTGCCCAGTCCCGCGAGGAAGAAAATAAGCAACTACGCCAGAAAGTTACGCTCGGGCAGCGGGCGTATGTTGAAGAGGCTGCTAAATCCGCTGCTAACAGTGTCGTTTCGGCAAAGGAGCAGCTTAAGCAGGCATACGAGTCTGGGGATGCCGAAAAGATTACGGAAGCCCAAGAAGCCCTTACCGACGCCAAAATGCGGGTTAAGGAAGTAGAGCGGTTTAAGCCCGCTTTACAAAAACAGGAATCGGGTGTACAACAGAATCAACAGGTTAAGGCTCCTGACCAAGTGGCCGCTCCAATGCCAGATAAACGGGCAGAAGAGTGGCGAAATCGCAACACTTGGTTCGGGGCAGACGAGGAGATGACCGCCCTCGCCCTTGGCCTGCACGAAAAACTGGTTAAGTCAGGGGTTGATCCGCGTAGTGATGATTACTACAGCAAAATCGACCAGACTATGCGTAAGCGATTCCCCGAGTCTTTCGAGGACGACGCTGAGCAAACGACGGAGGCCGCTCCCAAACAGGAGAGACCCCGCGCACAAAAAGCAGCCAATGTAGTGGCTCCGGTAACGCGGGGAACCGCGCCGCGTCAGGTCCGCCTGACACCGACTCAAGTTGCCATCGCCAAGAAATTGGGTTTGAGCAATGAACAGTACGCACGTGAACTTATGAAGCTGGAGGCTAACTAAAATGGCTGAGAATCGACTCGCTCGTGAACTTGAAAACCGTGAATCCGCGCAACGCAAAATGGCGTGGACTCCTCCTCAAACCCTGCCGGAACCAGAGCAGCAAGAAGGTTGGGTATTTAGGTGGATTCGGACCAGTATTATGGGTCAAGCAGATCCTTCAAATACATCCGCGAAATTCCGGGAAGGTTGGGAGCCCGTTAAGGCTTCCGAGCAACCCACACTGATGCTGCAAGCTGATCCCAATAGTCGTTTTAAAGACAACATTGAGATTGGCGGGTTGTTGCTCTGCAAAGCCCCGGCTGAGTTAATGAAACAGCGCGAGGATTATTACCAGCGCCAGTCTCGTGCTCAGATCGACTCTGTAGACAACAGCTTTATGCGCCTGAATGACGAGCGTATGCCTCTCTTTAGCGAGAAGCGTTCCGCAACCTCGTTCGGCAAAGGTAAATAAATTCACTTTAGGAGTATCAAATGGCTTATCCCACTGTTGATGCACCTTACGGTTTGAAGCCGGTCAATCTGATCGGTGGACTTCCGTTTGCGGGTGCTACGCGACAGATTCCGATTGGGAGCAACTACGGCACCGCCATCTATAACGGCGATGTGGTTCAGTTGAACTCGTCGGGAAATGTCATCATCACGACCCTCCAGAACAACTCGTCGCCCATTGCGGGAATTATCGGTGTGTTCCTCGGATGTTCGTACACCAGCCCGGCTACGAAGCAGAAGCTGTTCTCGCAGTACTATCCGGGCAGTGTCGTCGCTGACGACATCGTTGCTTATGTTGCCGATGACCCGAACGCTCTGTTCAAGGTCGTGAACGTGACGAGCAACGTTGCGGACAGCACCTCGGGCGGTCTTCTCCCGGCTTATATCTCCCGCGCCAACGCGTTTGGCACGAACGCGGAACTCGTCCTCAACACGGGTTCTTCGACCACGGGCGATAGCAAGATGGGTGTCTTCATCAACAACGTGACGACCTCGTTGCCGTTCCGTGTGGTTGATGTTGTGACCGATACGGCCAACAACAGCGGTAACATTGTCGAGTTCATCGTCAAGTTTAACGCTGGCTACCACGCGTATAACAACGCGTCGGGCACCTAATAGGAGTCTTAAGAAATGGCTATTTCACGCGCACAATTACTTAAGGAACTCCTGCCGGGTTTGAACGCCCTGTTTGGCCTTGAGTACAAGAACTATGGCGAAGAGCACAAGGAGATCTACGAGACTGAGACCTCCGAGCGTTCCTTCGAAGAAGAGACGAAGCTGAGCGGATTCTCCGCTGCCCCGGTCAAGCCGG